TGGTTGACGATCCCATAAGATCGTGTCACGACACGCTCGCCAATGTGAAAACGAGAAAATGAAAGGACAGACAATGGCAAAATCCGAACGGGTACGACTCTTGACGCCGACATTCCGGGTGAGCTTCCCGGACGTGTTCGTGAAGCGCGTCTTTGAAGGCCAGGGCGAGGAAAGCGGGCGATATAGCTGCGCGGCCTTGTTTTCGGGCTTTGAAGTCGTCAACGGCCGCACGGTTATCAAGGCGCCGACTTCTTGGGCCGAGAAGGATCAACAGAAGTGGATGGCCCTGGTCGCCGCGTGCAACAAGGTGTCTTTGGAGGCTTTCAAGAAGCCGATGAAAGACCTGGACCGCGCCGTGTACAAGCTCCCCTTCCATCGTGGCGAGGAAAAAGAATACGACGGGTATGGCCCCGGCGTCGTCTATTTCACCATGTCGGCGAAGAACCGCCGGCCGGGCATCGTTGCGCGCGACGGCATCACGCCGATCACGCAAGGCGGCCCGGACGAATTCTACGCCGGCTGCTACGCGCGCGCGTCCGTGACGCCGTTCGCGAACAAGCAATGGAAGTCCCTCTCGCTCGGCTTGAACAATCTGCAAAAGCTGGCGGAAGGTGCGCGACTCGATGCGTTCTCGTCTGCCGAGGACGACTTCGGTTCCGATCCGGCGGAATTTGCCGGCGAGGACGAGGGTGTCGAGGGCGACGCCGCGAGCGATTTCGAGTAAGCTCGCGCAACACAGACAAGGCGGCCGGCGTCAGCCGGCCGTCAGTCTGTCAACAAATAGGTTGACATGGCTCACCCGGTTGTAAACACAAAAGTTGAAGTCGTGGTCGAGGCCATCGAGAATATGGCGCTCGCTTGCGCCGAGTCAGTTCACGTCGGCGGCGGCCCCGACGCTTTCCAAAAAGTTGCCGACGCGCGCAAGACATGCACCGACGCGCTCCGCTCTTTCCTCCAACCGACGCTCCGACTCGTAAGCTCAGAATGAACTACTGCACATCCATGAACGGCGGCATCGGCGACGCGCTGCTTTACATGATGCGGCCCGAGTCCGACCTTGGCTATTTTCGCTCCCTCAAAGAACGCGGCCACAAGACGATGATCCAATGGGTCGCGCACAGCGCCGACGCTTGCGAGCTTCTGTACGATCTGCCTTACGTCGATCACATCCGGTTCGTGGGCGGCAATGTCAAGATCGACACGACGCGCGTCACAAATGACGCCGACGCGAAGTGGTCAAGGATCAACCACAATCACGAACGCAATCTGCTTTGGTATAAGCCGAAGCTGTCGCTGTTGGATGACGAGCTTGACGCCATCGACCTGATAACAGAGAAGCCGTATATCGCTGTGCACGCGACGGCGAGCGCGATGAACAAGTGCATCCCCGATCCCGAAGGTTTGCTCAAGGCGATCTGCCGGCGATCTGAAATGCCGGTATATTTGCTCGGCGGCCCGGACGAGCGCACCGACTTCAAACACGGCGCGCTGACGAACCTGATCGGCGTGCCGTCGCTTCGGCTGCACGTCGCGGTCGCGCAACGCGCTGCGAAGTTCGTGGGGCCGCTAAGTTGTTTCAACTGTGCGGCGCAGCTTGCGAAAGTGCCATCGTTCGTGATCGTCAATCAATCAATCAAAGAGCCGACGATCTATAAGATGATGACCGACAACGGTGCGCGAGTCGTGCCGTTCAACGGCCGCCCGATCCCGGCGCTGCATCGCGAAGCCGCGGAATGGGCCACAGGCATGTACGAGGCGCCGCTATGATCTATGGCGACTTCGAGACAAGAAGTGCGTGCGACATTAAGTACGGCGCCGTCCGCTATGCGGAAGATCGCACGACGCAAGCTCTGTGCCTGTGCTGGACCTACGATGACGAGGACGAGGTTCACCTTTGGCACCGCGACCATCCCTGGACGCAGAAGTGCGAGCGCCCCGACGAGCTTCTTCGTCGCATCAAAGCCGGCGAATTGTTTGAAGCGCACAATGCGAAATTCGAGTACGTGATCTGGAATTATGTGCTGCGCAAAGAGTTCCCGGAATTCGATGTACCGCTGCGGATGGAGCAAATGCGGTGCTCGGCCGCGAAGGCGTCGTGCCTCTCCCTGCCCCGCGCGTTGGGCGACGCAGCGAACGCGGTTGGCCTCACCAACCGCAAGGACACTGACGGCAAGCGGCTCATTAACAAGCTGTCGAAGCCGATGCCGAAGCGTCGCACCAAGGCGATGTTGCTTGCCGCGGTCGTGGCGATCTGGCGTGACGATATGTTCGCCGGCCGCCGTGAAGGCAGAGATTTTCCTATCGAGTTGGCGCAGTCTCGCGTGTTCGATATTGACGAGGGCGGAATGCTCTCGACGAAAGATAACGCCGCCATTGTGCGCCGCGGTCTTACGTGGTTGCGCGATGCCGGCTACATCGTCTTTTATCCGAACGGCGTGAAGAACGAGTATCGCTGGACCGATCAACCGCCGCCGGAACGTGACTCGCCGTTCACGCTCGCCGAAGCATTGCAGGATGCGGCCGACGCCGTAGTGTGGTGCGAGGAAGAAGAAGAACATCGGCGCAATTGGGCATACTGCGAGCAAGACGTGCGAACCGAGCGCGAGTTGTCGAATTTCTGCCCGGAAATGACCGAACGCGAATTACAGTATTGGCTCATGGATTTCCGCATGAACATGCGCGGCGTCAAGCTCGACGAGACGTGCGCGCGAGAAGCCATCGGCATGTGCGCGACCGAAGTCACCCGACTCGACGGCGAAATGCAAGAGATAACCGGCGGCAAGGTGCTCGGCGGATCGAAGCGAATACCGTTCAAGGCGTGGGCCAACGAACAGATAAAAGAACTGCGTGACTTCGGTCACGACATTGATTTCATTCCCGACACCAAAGCTGACACGCTGAGCTTTCAATTGTACGGCGTTCCGACCAAGGCGAGCGAGGAAGCGAAGATCGCGCTCAAGCCGGCGATGGATGCGAAGTGGCTCGGCTTCGGCGACCAGGGCATTCAGGTCAAACGCGCGATGGAGATTTGTCTTGAAGTAAATCGGTCGAGCGTTTCCAAATTTCGCACGATGATGGGCAGCGTATGCAAGGACGGCCGGCTGCACGACATTATGTTGTACAACGGCGCCGACCGCACCGGCCGCTGGTCCGGCCAGGGTGTGCAGCCGCACAACTTCGTTCGCGGCTACATGAAGGAAATGCCTCACGTATGGGAGGCGCTTCTTGAAAAGGACCCTGACTATGTGACGCTTATCACGGGCGACTTGATGTTGCCTTCGCTCGCCAAAGCGTGCCGCGGCGCGCTCACGGCATCGGAAGGCTGTGAGCTTTACGCCGCCGACTTTAACGCCATCGAGGCGCGCAAGCTCGCGTGGCTCTCCGGGTGCTCGACGTTGCTCACGCTATTCCAGACCAATGGAGACCCGTACTGCGATATGGCGAGCGCGATTTTCAAACGCGAAATTACTAAGAAGGACAAGGCCGAACGCCAACTCGGCAAGAAGGCCATTTTGGGACTAGGCTACGCGATGGGATGGGAGAAGTTCCAGGCGACCGTGTATGCAGAGGAAGGCATTTGGCTCGACGATGACTTCTGTAAGCTGGTCGTGCGCATTTACCGCAAGGACAAGTACCCGGAAATTCCGAAGTTGTGGAAGGCCGCCGAGAGGGCCGCCATCGCAGCGGTCGAGGAAGGTGGCGAGCATTGGTGCGGCGGCGATCCTACGACCGGAGCCGGCGCCGTCTGCTACTTCGTCCACGGGCGCTTCCTCCATTGTCAGTTGCCGAGTGGGCGCTTGCTGGCGTATCTCGACCCGGAAGTGCACACCAAGGTCAACTATCGCTTCGCGGCTCTCAATGCTCGCGGCACCGCGACTACGGTGACATTCCCGGCGAAGGTTGGAGTGCCGATGAACCGTGTCAAGCGGCACGCCGAACGCCTCGCCGAGAAGCAGAAGAAAAGACTGACCGGCGATCCGCCCGAGTCGTTCACGACGCCGCATCTGTCCTTTATGGGGCGGCACATCATCACGAAACAGTGGCAGCGGCTTGGCACGCACGGCGGGACGCTCGTCGAGAATTTCGACCAAGCAAGCTCACGCGATCTTCTCGCCGAAGCGATGTGGCGGGTTGACCAGGACGACCGCTTCGGCTTACTCTTGAGCATTCACGATGAAGTGGTCGCCGAAGCTCCTATCGGTTCATGCTCGCTCCGCGAGTTTGAAAACATCATGAGTGAGGTTCCTATATGGGCGCCGGGAATGCCAATCGGAGCGGAGGGCTGGATCGGCCCTCGCCTGCGCAAGTAATAGCCGACCTGGACAAGTTCGTCGGGTGGGAAGCAGACGGCTCGCCGCGAGTCGCGATCATGCGCGAGGCCGCTGCGTTGCTGCGTCGCTTCGCGCCGAAGGCCGGCGGCGATCCGTTGGAGGACCCGGACTATCAAGCGCGGAGCTATCGACTGGACACCGACAAGCGCGAGAAGCAACTGCGTATCTGCTTCTTCCGCGACCACAGACAAAAAGGGCCGCTCGGCTACCTTGTCTTGGAGACGCCCGAGATTTACAGCCTTGGCACTGATCTAATAAAGCACTACGACTCATTAGAAGGGATTAAGTGACATGCGCGTCCCCCGCTTTGTTACCGAATATCTGATCCGCAAGTTGATGCCGCTCGCCGCCGAAGTGCCCGACGAGTTGATCGGTCACAACATGCGCTCGCGCAAGAAAACCGGGCACATCAATCCGCCCGAGAAGCCGTTCTTGAAGCGATGGTTCGTGATCCCGAAGAACCGCTTCATGAACATTTATCTGCACCAATTCGTGCGCGATGACGAGGATCGCGCGCTGCACGATCATCCGTGGCCTAATCTCAGTGTCTTGCTGCGCGAGTCGTACATCGAGCATACGATTGATAAGGGCGGCGTCCATCGGCGCACGACGTACACGGCCGGCGCGCTCAAGGTGCGCTCGCCATGGGCCGCGCACCGCGTCGAGCTTCACCGCGATGCGGACGGCGAACCGCTGCCGTCCTGGTCGCTGTTCATCACTGGTCCTGTCATGCGCGAGCGATGGGGCTTCCACTGCCCGGAAACGGGCTGGCGCTCGTCGCATGATTTCCACATCAACGGCGGCTGTGAATGAGCGAGCGCAAAGGCTTCATGCCTGATTTGTCTCAGTTCTACAAGCCGTTCTTTGACGACCGCGACCGAAAGGTCGCGGCGACGAACACCGAAGAAGGCTATCAACTTCGCAAAGCCGGTGTCATCCCGGAGAAGAAGCTCGACACCGACACTGCGTACAAGGCCGTCGATTTCATCGAGACATACACTGGCCGCGCCTTCTATCCGCTCGCACCGAGAGTCGAGGACGTGACGATCATCGACATTGCGCACCACCTATCCAATCAGTGCCGCTATTCCGGCGCAACCAAATGGATGCTCTCGACCGCGCAGCATTGTTGTTTGCTGTACGATTATGTGAGGAACATCTATAAGGGCAGTTGGCTAGACTGTCTGCAAATCCTGATCCATGACGGGGCCGAAGCATACCTCGTTGATATGCCGCGGCCGGTCAAGCAGCACATGCCCGAATTCCGGGTGTGGGACCGCAACATCCAAATGGTCATTCGGTCGTGGGCCGGCCTTGCCGATGTGCCGATCCCAAAGTGGCAAGATGAACTGGACTCGCGGATTATCGTCGATGAACGTGCTCAGGTCATGAGCGAGAGCACGAACGATTGGCAACATGATCTTGAACCGCTCGGCATTCGCATCACACCCTGGACCCCGGTACAGGCCGAACAACAATTCCTCATGCGCTATGCTCAGTGCACGCACCGCATCTTCGGTAAGCATCAATACTTGCGCAGCGCATGGGGCATCCCGACAATTTCGCATTACAAACCGGCAGACTTCAAGACCGGCGGCAGTGATGTAGTGCAATACGGCGATACTGATACGAAAATTTTGACCGACTTGATGGAGGTTGACTTCCGCGGTGGCGTCGGTCGCGTCGCGGTACGCTCGCCGGACGGCATGATGGTCCGGGACACCGACGCAGGTACATTCCCCATGCCGGCGTGGAAATGGGTCCGCGGCGAATTCGAGCTAACCGAACCGGGCTTTCATGCCGCGGTTCTTGAAGTGGGCGCACCGCAATGAGTTGGTCACAAGAAGATCGTGTCATCACATTCTACTGCGACACCGGCGACGAGAGCGAGTCGATCAATGTCGATGCCCACCGGACATGGGTGAATGCCGGGCAATCCGATTACATGGTTGCGGAAGCACAATTGACGAACTGGATTGCGCTCAAACGTGCCGGCCAGCCTTGGACACACCATTGCCCGAAGTGCGCGGAGCAAGCCGAACGCGAGCACGAAATCCACAAGCGCAATGAAGCCGACCGCGAACGTCTCAAGGCCCGCAACGCATAGGAGACAGGGATGCCGGCCCTCACTCACTCGACTGCCTATCTGATCGAGCAAAAACGTCTTGAGGAAATCCGCACCCGCACCGCGCTTCTCAGGTCGCTGCGCGAGTCGGTCCCGAAACCGAAGCGGCCGAAGCGCGCCAAGGTCGCCGAGTCAAGTTGGTATGATGACGTGCTCGACGTTGTACGGCGGATCAATGCAATAACGTTCACTGCCGCGGACGTGTACGAGTATTGCGACGAGCTTGAAAAGAAGCATCCTGAATGCGAAGATGCTCGGTCGTCGATCCGAGCCAATCTGCAAAAACTGCGCGACGCCGGCATTCTGTTCTTCTACGGTCGCGGCCGATACACGAACCTGGAACTTGAGCGCGCGAAATTGAAATGATCCCGAAGGTCGTCAATAAATCCACATCGAAGCGGTGGGAGCACCAAGCCAAAGAATTTCAGATTGGTCGGGCGAAGCGGAGCCGAGCCTACATTTGGCCGATGCGATCCGGCAAATCGCGCGCGTGCATCGACACCGGCTGTTATCAGCATCGGCACATGGGCGTCGAAGGCGTCATTATCATTGCTCCGAACGGTGTGCATCTGAATTGGGCCTATCGCGAAGTGCCGACGTGGGGGTGGCTCGACATACAGCATCGCACCTTCCCATGGGAAACAACCAAGCGTGGCTTCCCGGAGAAAGAACGCGAATGGGAGTCGTTCATCGCACACCGCGGCCTCAAGTGGTTCTGCATCAATATGGAAGCTCTCGCGCGTGACGATTGCAAACGCGCCATCAATCGCTTCATCGCGTCATGTCACGGCAACTTCGGCCTGATCGTTTCCGAAGCCCACCACTTCGGTCGCCCCGGCGCGAAGCGCACTTATAAGGCACGCTCATTGTCCTACCACGCAACGTTCGTCCGCACCGAGACGGGCACGCCGATCCTGACCGGCCCGCTGCGCGCGTTCTCTCAGTATGAATTGCTGGCGCCCGGCGCGCTCGGCTTTCGCGCGTTCAAGCCATTCGAGGCACACTTCGCCGACATGGTGCCCATGGGGGCGCCGGGGATGCGGACGCGCAAGAAGGTCGAGAAGTACAAAAACCTGGACGAGCTTACCGCCAAGATCGCGAAGTGGTCGAGCCTCGTCTTGCGCGGCGATCTAAAAGACATGCCCGACCTGATCCAGACCGAGCGGCCGGTCGTCATGAGCGACGAACAGCGCAAGGCGTACATCCAAATGGTCGCGGTGCATCTAGCCGAAGTCGAGGATGGTGAAGTCGCAGCCAAAGACGCCGGGCCTCGCATGATGAAGCTCCAACAGATACTCATGGGCTACATCATGGACACACAAGCGAAACGCATCCTCACTATCGACGAGGATGCTCCGATCTATGACGCGCTGTTGGAACAAATCCGCGGTACGCTGCCCGGCAAGGCGCTCGTTTGGTGCCGCTACAAAGAGGATTGCCGCCGACTCGCCGCGAAGCTCAAGCGACACAAGATGGCATCGCTCGCGTATTGGGGCGACTTCTCGACCACCGAGCGCGAGAAGAACCGCGCGATGTTCCTTGATCCGCTCGATGACCGCACGATGATCGGCACACCGGATTGCGGCGGCGAAGGTTTAGACTTCTCGACCGGCGATGCCGTGATTTTTGGTAGCATTCCGCCGAACGCGCGCATGGTCGCGCAGGCGCAAGAGCGTGCGACTATCAAGGGTGGCAAGAGCGTCGCCGTCGTGCGGATGCGATCCTACGGCACCGTTGATGATCGCATGTGGGATATAGTTGATGGCAACACGTCGCTCGCCGACACAGTGACCGGGACTGGACTTCGCAAGTTGCTTATGGCAACAGATGTTTGATGGCAATACGCAAGACCACTACCTCTGAGGCGGCGCGTAACGTGCGCGTGCGGCGCTCGTCGGATCGGTTGTTAGCGCGCCTTCAAAACGTGCACGGGCAGGCCAGCGAAATCCGCGCTCCGCGGAAGCATAAGCCAGCCGAACACCACGATCACGACAACGGCGCAAGCGACAGGAATAGCGCGGCGCCAGTTGATCTTCATTTGATCCAAGCGGTTGCCCTTCTCGACGGTTGACCGGCCAGCATATCGGGGCTATAGGTCCCAAGATCAAGCCTCGTCCCGAAACGCGGTTAACGCCCATGGTTGCGCCCAACACCGAAGAAGTCTCTTTCGTAGTGGCACTCCCCGGTTGGGAAGTGCTTTACTACGTCAAGGGCGGCGACTTCTCGGCAGTGGCGGTCATCGCGTGGGGTGTCATTCTTGGCAGCGACGGTGTGTCGCACGTCCATCCGGTCACGGTCGGCGCGGCCGAATGGCCGCTCGACCAGGAACGGCCGCTGTGCTCGCCTGACGGTGACGTGTCCTACAACGGTAAGAACTGGCCGACCGTGTGGGCGTGGCTCGACGAAATGAAAACCACCGAGCCGACCGCCTTAGCAATCTCTCATGCGCCGACCGGCGTGCTCGCGCTCGATAAGTACCGGCACAAATTTGCAATTCCTCATGGAGACGGGTCATGATGTTTTGGGTGATATGGCTTGCGATGATCGACGCGCAGTTGGAGCTTTGCTATGGCATACAACGAGACACAACCCCGCGCGCCTGACGGCAAGTGGTCCGGCGGGTTGATGGACTCGCTTGAACACCAACTCATGAAGAAAAACCCGAACGCGGGTCGCACCGCTGCGCACCAACTCGCCGTCGAGATTATGACCAATCAAGGCACCTATGATCCAAAGACCGGGCAGCTTACCGCGAAGGGTAAAGCGCGCGAAGCTCTCGGTCACAAGGGCCGCGTGATCGACCGAGCCGCGCGGCAGCTTGGCCGCAAGCCCGAGGAAATCGGAATTCAAAATAAGCGCCCCTTCGTCAAAACATAAGGAAGTCCCCAATGAGCATCATGTCACGACTCGCCGCCGAATGGGCGCTCCGATCCTTCGGTGGTCTGCACGTCACCAACATCCCTGAGCGTTCGCTGCGCACCGTCGAGGAAGCGATTGAGCTTTGCCAGTCGTTGAATGTGCCGAAGGAAAAAGTCTTGCTCGCCGTCGAGACGGTGTACAGCCGCCCCATCGGCTCGCCGATGCAGGAAATCGGCGGCGTGCTCTTGACCACCGCCATCCTGTGCGAAGTGCTCAAGGTCGAGCCGGACGACATGCTCGAAATGGAGCTTGCGCGTGTGCTCAGCAAGACCAAAGAACACATGGAGGCGCGCAATAAGGAAAAGCTCGCCTTGGGACTCGGTTGCGAGGATAGCAATCCGGTGCCCGAACAATTCCGCAAGGCGGCAGCACCGCCGTCGAAGATCATCAAGGCGTCGTGACGTGGCCCGCAAACGCAAGCGAGCGTCAAAGCCGTCCGGGCTGCGCGCCGGGCAAACCGAATGGAACGTGCGGCTTAACCGGCCACAAGCGGTCGCCGTCGATATGGTGCTCGACTATGTGATAGACTCGATGGTGTACTCGTCCGCCAGCAACGATGCGGCAGGCTTCGCCAAGAGGTTCACGATGACGCAGCTTCGCGCGATCCGCGAGAAGGTGCACGTGTCATGAAACTTTCTCATAAAGCGATCATCTGGACTTCGGCCGCCGTCACCGCATCCGGTGTCGGGTGGGTCGCATACGAGACGTGGCGCGATTGTTGGTGGGGCCACATTTTTTGGTGGTCAATCAAGATTTGCGGGCTTACACAATGAGCACAGGCGACACTCGCAACGATCCGTTTCCGTTCACCGTAGCGGAAGCGAACAAGATCATTCAATTTCCGACTGTCGCGCGTTTCATGCGGCGGCGCTACAAGATCGACAAGTCCTATGACATTCCGTATCTCGCCGGCTACAGCCTCGACGGCGAGACGATTTTCATTGACCGCGATCTTGGTATCTGGACCTATCTCGGCAAGCAATGGAGCACCGATTGGTTCTTGACGCTTCATGAGCTAGTCGAGAAATCCATCATCGACGCGATCCGCGAGGAAGGCGACGACAAGCAACGCCAGCGGCTTTTGATTTTGCTTCGGATGACCGGGCCGGACGATCAAATCTATTTCCACTGCCACGGCGTTGCAACGGCCGTCGAGGAATACGCCGTCAAGATGCAGCACGGCGAGTCGGGCCTGAAATCGTACAACGACTTCATGGCGACACAGGTCAAGCGCGCCGAGAGCGAACGGATTAAGCGTGTGCCGCGGGTGCTCGACACGACGCCGTACCAGGGCAACGACCGCCAGGATGTTCATCTGCGCGCGGTCATGCACGCGGCCTTGGCGGCTTGACACGGGGCGCCGACCGCTATTATACGCAAATATCGAAACGAGTATAACCCGAAGGAAGTCCCATGGCTCTGACCGCAACTGCCGAAAAGCCGGCACTGAAAGACGCGAGCGCGGTGCGCTTCGCGAAGGATCAACTCAAGGCATTCGTCGAGCGCGTCGAGCGCCTTGAGGAAGAAAAGTCCGCCATTGGCGGCGACATTAAGGACGTGTACGCCGAGGCTAAGGGCAACGGCTTCGACGTGAAGGTGCTTCGCACCGTCGTCCGCTTGCGCAAGATGGACCCGAACGAGCGCAAGGAAGCCGACGCGATCTTGGAAACCTATTTGAACGCGCTCGGCATGATCTAATGCAAGTGCTGCGGGCCGTCCATTATCGGGATGGTCGCTGGACCTTCCTGTATGCGGACGGCTCGCGACTCGTTACCGACAGTCAGCCGCAAGCCGAGCTTCTTGTCGGCGACGAGCTACCAATCAATAAATACGGCGTGCGGATCACTAGCTATATAGACCCGGCCGCCGGCTGCGATTGGTGACGCCATGGGGATGTGTCGTGGGGCACTGGACAGGAATTCAGCTATGGCTTATATGCGTGCTGACATTCATGGTTGCGGTACTCTGCATCACGAAACACCCGGAGTGGTTTGATGGCTCAGTTGCCTATCGTGGCACCGAACTTTACCGAGACGTGGGTATCCGCCCTGAGTCGAATGACCATGGCGACGACGGTCAGTGACGACGGCGGCCGGGTGAAATCTCTCGACGAGGGCGTGCTGGCATTCCGCCGATTGGCCGCACACCACATTACAGACAACGGCGGCCAATTCATTCTCGCCGGCAACGGCGGTTCGCTCGCCATCGCCGCGCACATTGCTACCGACTTCTGTCTATGCGGTTGGCCGTCGATTGCTCTGACCGATGCGGTGACCCTCACGTCGCACACCAATGACTACGGCGCCGAAGCGAATTTCTCCAAGCAACTCGAATTGTCGCGCATCCTCGTCGATGACATTTTGATCGTCATGTCGTGCAGCGGCAAGTCTCCGAACATTCTTGACGCCGTGCGCTTTGCCAAGAGCGAAGGGCACAAGGTTGTCACCCTTTCCGGGTTTGAGCACGACAATCCGTTGCGCTCGCTCGGCGATCTGAATTTTCACGTGCCAGCGTTTCGTTACGGTTGGGTGCAACTCGCGCATGAGAGCATCCTTCACGCGGCGTGCGACATAGAAGCGGGATGGACGCCTTGAGCAAGCCACGTTTGTCGAAACCTGCGGAGAAGATGCTACGCCGGATGTACGCGGGCGACTTCTACACAGGCGACAAACATGGATTGCCGACGCCGGTCATCCAGGAATTGATCGACGCCGGCCTTGTTGGCACCATGGGTCGTGTCCAACGAATTGTGCGCTGTTACGTGCCGAAAGGCACCAAGCCGTTCCGACTCGAAAGCATTCCCAAACCGCCGCGGTGGCTCAAATGACAAGAACAATTCTTATCGTGATCTGCATCGTCGCTGCGTTGATCGTGCTTGGTCGTGCTACCATGCGGCACCATGAACATCTGCCCCCAACTCGACCGCCGGTCGTACAGGTCGAGCCGCCGTTCACATGCGCGGTCATCGGGGACAGCATCGCCGACATGGTGCAAGACTTCTTGCCCGAATGCGATCACAACACCAAGGTCGGCATATCCAGCGCCGCGGTGCTCGCGCGCGTGCTCGCCGAGAAGCCGCGATCCGTCATCATCGTGAGCGCCGGCAGCAATGATCCGACCAATCCCCGGCTCGTCGCGAACCTCGCCGCGATCCGCGCGCATGGTCCGGTGATCTGGATCGTGCCGAGCGCGACCGCCGGCAGTGTCGCGCAAGCTCGCCGAGTCGTCCTGAAATTCGTCGCCGATCATCAAGACCCGAGCGTGCAGTTCACGCCGGGCTGTTGCGGCGTCCAGGCCCGCGTGCATCCGATCCGGCCGCGAGAGATTGCGACCGCGGTGCGCGCTCTGCCGATCTGGCGAGGGAAGAAATGAGCGACTCCGACGAGGCAATGACGAACCTTCGCCAAAATCTTGCGACGGCCCAACGCAAGATCGAGCAAATGACCATCGCTCGCACGCCGGATGGCATGATGAAAATGTCGGACGAGGCGGCTCGCGAGATTGAGGATATTTTTGCTCGCGGCGGCTACTCGCGTGACCAACGGCTCACTCTCATGACCAAGGCTATCCGCCGACGCATAGCAATCGCCGTCCAGGGCGAAGCGATATGGAGCGATTGACAGTGAGCGCGCCCGAGATAGTCGAATGCACCATCATCCGCCGGACGACCAACTACGACCGAGACGTGATCCGACCGAAGCTCTATGCCTTCTCTGAAATCCTTATGACCGATGCGAACGGGCGCCACTATTGCTCGCGCACGTGGGATGAATTGAAGGACTCGCCGTTCGCCCGAGCGCACCAAATCGCCGAATTCAAGAAGCGATGGGAGGCGGACGAACGTGCCCGGCGAGCCTAACTTCGATTTGCTGTTGGCGTTCGCCGCGGCGCGCGAGCTTGCACGCCGACTAGACGACACGCCGCGCTTCTACCTCAATCCCTTTGAGTGGGACCATTGGGCGCTTAACGGGTGGTTCACCTTCACGGCGGATGGCCGGACGCTCTCCAATTGCCCCTATGAGCCGGCCGGTGTCGAGTGCCGGCTGTTGCGGCCGATCCCGGTGTAAGCGAACGTTGACATTCCGCAATGTCACCGTTCGGGAACATTCTGCCGATTTAGGGTCGAAATGCCCTATTTTGACCCCGTTCGGGAACGCCCCGCAAAGCCGCGATCTTGACAGGTTCCGCGGTGGTCCCGTACACGTGCTCGCGACATGGCGGTTCATCCAAAGCATCTAGGTGCGCAGTCCGAATTGATCGCAGCCGCGTGGTTGCTCGACAAGGGCTATGAGGTTTTTCAAAATGTCAGCCCGCACGGGCATATTGATCTTGTCGCGATCCGCAATGGTAGCGTGTACATGATCGACGTTAAGACGTGCAATCCGAACCGTTGGGGGCACTATCGGCGAGCGCCGCCAGCCGACCCGGCACCGGGCGTCCTTTACCTGCTAGTTTTCCCCGATAAGCACTGCGAATGGGTCCCCGGATTGACCCGAACGTGGGTTTTCGGGGAATGCCCCGCAAACCCTCAGAATTGACCGTACAGCGGGGTCCCGGTCCAGGGCGCCCGGAGCCGCGGTTTGGGCGCCCGGCGAGCGTAGCCACGGTCAGCCGGCGGCCGAAACGGGGTTTTCCACTCCCCGGACCCGGCCCGGCCGCGCCAGTGGAAAAGCCCACAATTTCAACGGATCGAGTCGATTTGCCCCGGAACTGTTGAAACGGTCCATTAACCGTCCGCCAAGGCTTTCCTTGCGCCATTCCTGGACCGCTGCCATCTTCGGGCCACTAGGAAATCAGCACACCGGAGAGCCTATCAAATGACGACCGAAACCAAGCCGACAATCAGTCGCGGCAAAAAGGTTGCCGACGACGTATCCTCGTTGCTGCGCTCGCGCGCGCCGCTGTTGTGGATCATCACACGCGAGGAAGCTCGCGTCGAAAGCTATCTGGCCGAAGCCGCGAAGGCGGCCGGCTACCCCGTCAACTTTTGGGATATTGCGCAGGGCGTCACGAACCTGTCCGGCGTCGTCCAGAAGAACGTTGGCTCAGCCGACATTGACGAGACGCTGACGGCCATCAAGGCGCGCGCTGAGACGGGCACCGACCGCGGCGCCTGGATATTGCGCGATCTGCCGGTCTGGATTAGCGGACCCGGCGGCGCCAAGACACTTCGCCAACTCCGCAACCTTGCTCGGCTGCTTCCCGGCGTCGAGCGCGAGCGCGCACAGTCTGTGATCGTGCTCACACCGAGCGGCGAAATCCCGCCCGAGCTTTCCGGCCATGCCACGGTCATCGAATGGCCGCTGCCGGATCGCACCGAGATTGCCGGCGTGCTCGACTCGGCTATTGCCGTGCTGCCGGAATTCAAGAAGGACGGCAAGACGCCGCTGCGCGCAGCCGCGGCACCGGAAGATGTACGCGAGGCGGCCATCGACGCCGCGATTGGTCTGAGCGGCGAGGAAGCCGCGGCGTGCTTCGCCCGGTCGCTTGTCGAGAGCAACAAGATCGACCCGGTTTTGATCGCGAACGAGAAGAAGCGGGTGATCGCACGCGAGCGCGTCCTGGAATGGTATGACCCGCTCCCCGGCGGCATGGATGCGGTCGGCGGTCTGGAAAACCTCAAAGCGTGGCTCAAGTCGCGCACAAGCGCCTACAGTCCGGCGGCTCGCGCCTATGGCCTGCCGGCGCCGAAGGGTACGTTCATCGCGGGTGTGTCCGGTTGCGGCAAGTCGCTCACCGCGAAGGCCATCGCGACGAATTGGCAAGTGCCGTTGCTCAAGCTCGACCTAAATGCGCTCAAGGGTAAGTTCGTCGGCGAGAGCGAAGGCAACCTGCGCAAAGTGTTCCGCGTCATCGAAGCCATCGGCCGCTGTGTCGTGTGGATCGACGAAATCGAGAAGGCGTTGGCCGGCGCAACTGGCGGCGCGTCCGCGGACGGCGGCGTATCTGCCGACGCACTCGGCTCGATCTTGACCTGGATGCAAGAGCGCAAAGGCGAGGCGTTCGTGATTGCCACGGCGAACAGCATCGAAACGCTGCCGCCGGAATTGCTCCGCAAAGGCCGATGGGACGAGTTGTGGTTCGTCGATCTGCCGAACGTCCAGGAAAGCATTGCGGTGCTCAAGGCGGCGCTTGTCGTACACGGCCGCGGCACGGTGAAGATCGACCATGCGGCGGTTGTCGAGCATTGCAAGACGTTCACCGGATCGGAAATCGCAGCCATCGTGCCCGACGCTTTGTTCGCGGCGTTCGATGACATGGGCCGTGAAATCACGACCGAAGATTTGGTGACTGCCGCGAAGGCTGTGACGCCGCTCGCCAAGACGGCCGAACAAAAGATCAAGTCGCTTCGCGATTGGGCCGCTGGCCGCGCCCGTTCGGCGACGGCGGCAGTGGTCGAGGAAAAGACTGCCCGTCGCGGTCGCAACCTGGACCTTGCTGACTAATCGTTAACCACTGTCGGCGATTGCTCAGCAAGCGGTCGCCGACAGTGCTATATCAGATGTACTACCAGCACAAACACCGGAGAACATCCAAATGACTACCAACGTCACTGCTACCACGATCCGTCCCGGCATCCTCGTCGCTCTGCGCACGTCGGTTACCGGCAACGTCAAGTACGCGAAGCGCGTCATCGAGGCCGGCCGCACGACCGAAGAAGGCGTGCACGTCGCGGAATGGGAAACCACCCGCACCATCATCGACCGCGCCGAACATGAGCGTGCCGTCAAGGTTCGCTCGGAAGCTCGCGGTTATCTGACTAAGGTCTGTATCGCCTCTGCGTTCGGGCTGCTTTGCCCGGAAGCCGACTCGCCGGACTTGCTCGCCGCACTCGCCAAGGCGAAGGCCCTCTGCGCCGAGTTTAACAAAACCTCGACCGTTACTACCGTCTCTTTCAACGCGCTCATGGGCCGCGTCGCCCAAGATGACGTTGAAGCGATCAAGGCGATTAGCGCCGAGGTTCGCGATCTGCTTTCCGACATGGAGGAAGGCGTCCGCAATCTCGACGTTGAACGTATCCGCAAGGCGGCGACCGAAGCCACGCAAATCGGACAGATGCTTTCTCCCGACGCGCAGGCTCGGTTGCAAGTCGCCATCGCCGCGGCTCGCGGTACGGCCAAGGAAATCGTCAAGGCTGGCGAGCAAGCTGCCGTCGAAATCGACCGGGCCACGCTCCGCAAACTCACCGAGGCGCGCACCGCGTTCCTCGACCTGGACGATGCGGTCGCGGTTGACCAGCCGGCCGCGCTCACCGGCCGTGGCGTCGATCTGAAAGCCGACTAACGTGTCATCGGTGGCGGTCTATAGACCGCCACCGACCACATCGGGAGAACAGCACATGCCATGCGATACAGTACGACGCCGCGGACAGACCCTCACCGTGCGAAAGCAGGAAGTGCGGTCGGTCATCGAGACGGTTGACCAGGGCTTAGGCCGCGGTCGCATCAAGGCGGTGGTTGACAAGAAAACCGGCGCCATCGCATTCTCTGGCCTGACGAACGAGGAACGTGACGACGTGACCGACGCTTGCGTATATCGCTCGATCATGAAAACCGGCTCGGCGCTCGCGCGCCACATGATCGTCAAGGCCGAACAATTCGCCGGTCGCACGGTCGATCAAAAGTCCGTCGCCCAAGGCATCCATTCGCACGACGGCGGCGAGACATGGGGGAAGGACTAATGCCGAAACCTTACGTGCGCAGCTTGGAATTGACCGACGAGATACCGCAAGCGGATGGCTCGACCCTTTGGCGCCTACAGTTCACGCCGAAAGCTCTCGCCGCCGCGATGAATATGGACCGTACTGCGCAACGGTCGATCCTCGCTCGCCGGCTACAGCCTCGTCCGGTCCAGGTCGAGTCGCGCCGCGAATATGATACCGATGACCCGATGGCGGAAGCTGCCGCCGCGCGTCACGGGTGGGCCTAAACCCGGTCCTCTCCAACCGGGTCTTGCGTGGGTGAGTTGCCCACGCCGCGCCGGGGCGGGTGCTGCCGCCCCGGCGCCACCTATTGACAACATCCCTGCGATCCTCCATTAACCGCCGATGCTCGACCACACGGCACGCGCCGTGCACAGCATCCCAATGCAGCCAGTCGGGGCGATAGGCTGGCTGACTTTCATTCGCGGAGTCCTCCATGACGTGCGCGTACACGCCTTGCCGCTGCGCCGAGACAATGGGCAATGATTTTTGGTTTTTGCCGACCGGCCGCTGTCTGTACGAGCGCGACATTCCGCCGCTACCAACCGAAACATCCGCGCGTGACAATTTTTGCTCGCTAGGGCACGACTGTCTGTGCGACCGCACGGCCGGCGCAACTCCCCATGCCGGTTGCCCCCACCATCGGAGAACGATCCATGTCCAGCCCCAACCCCAACCGACGTGACGCCGAAACAGTGCCGGTCAAAGATACCGGCGTGCTTCGTAGCTTCTCGACCGGAGCGACGCGCGACACAGCCGCCGGCAAACACGACTACGACGGTTTCATTTCGCCGCTCGTCCTTGAGGCGTTCGGCACATACATGGACTTCAATCGGTTGCTGCCGGACGGCTCGACTCGCGAAAGCGACAATTGGCAGAAGGGCATCCCGTTGCCGGTGTACGTGAAGTCGGGCTGGCGCCATTTCGTCGATTGGTGGCGCGAGCACCGCGGCTATCTTTCGCATGAGGGTGTCGTGTGGGCGCTCTGCGGTTTGCTGTTCAACGTCAACGGCTATCTGCACGAATATCTCAAGGCGCATCCGGGTGCGCTTGCCGAAGCTCTCGACCGTGCAAATGAGCGACGCGCACAGGACCCGCGTTTCAAGAAGGATAAGTGATGGCTGTTCCCCCGCGAAAGAGGCGCAAAGCTCCGGGTGACGAGGATGGCGGCGTGCGTGTCGAGCGCGCGTCCGACAAACCGCGTCGCGCTCCATCTATTTCCGGCGAGACGACATGGCTCAATCCGCGCGAGCCATTGCCCGACTCGGTGACCAGGAAGTTGCTCGACGCGGGTAGTGCAGCCGACGCCACCAAGCCGAAGTCATCACTGATCGAAGCGGCAGTATTGGCGGCGACCGGCATGAGGTTGGAAGATGTGCCGGACGAACAGCGTGGTGATCCGGCTTTCAATCAGGTACTCGCCGCCGTCATCATCGCACAGGCACTCGACCGGCTTGGCGCGAAATTGATCGACGCCGCGGCGGTGAGCCGCTATCGCAGTGGCCCGTGAAAGCTCATTGTGGGGCCGGCTTCGCAATACCGGCGTCCCCGAGCTAAGAGAGCGGGGTTATGGTGTCGATGTGCAGCGTATCGAGAACGCAGCCGCCGCCGGCCACCCCGACGTTGAAGGCTTCCTCACCGATCCGTTTGAAGCGGCCGGCGAACAGTTTTGGATCGAGTTAAAGTCCAACGACCGCCCTGTTCGGCTTTCGACGCCGATCCATCCTAAGACGCGCGACTCGCAATCCATCTGGCACCGCACTCGCGCAGAAGCGGGTTGCCGCTGTCATTGGGTCCTGCTACAAGTCGGCAGTGGTCACCGGGCCTGCCTGTACTTGATCCCCGGAAGCCTGTATGACAAGATCGAGGCTACCGAGAGTGACCTTGCTTCAATGAGCGTCGTGTCCCCTGACGCTTCGCCGGCCGAAGTTCTAATAAGAGCCGCACGCGGATGGTGAGACATGAGCAAATCGAAAGCCGATCTGCCTTCGACTCCTACTGATCCCGCGCTCGCGCGTAAATGGCGCAGCGTGATGTTCGGCCACCGCAAGGGCGAAACCATCCACGATTTTGCAGCCGCCATGGTGCAACTTGTGCACATGCTCGATGCTGACGGCCGCGACATTGGCTTCGACTACGAATACATCCGCGAGGCGATCCTTCGTCGCTTCCCGAAAGTCAAGGTGGGCGGCCCGCACAAGGGCCAGCCGACTAAGATGCCGTACAAAGAGCTTCAAAAAATTACAGGCGAGTTGAACCGGAAGGGCGTCAAGCTCCCATTTCGGCCGCGGCGAAAAGTTAAAAAGAAACTCCGACCTTGACCAGCAAACGTATGTCCGCTACCAAGCGGCGAGAAAATCATCGCGTCGCTCAAGCGCGGTATTCACGAACAAAAGCCGGACGCGCCACCAAGGCGCGCTACGCGCGAAAAGAAAAAGGACGCGCGGCCCAAATCAAATACAACAGGTCCCCGAAAGGCTCGGCTCGACGATGGCGGTATCAGCAATCGCGAAAATATCTTGAAGTGAAACGTCGTTACCAAAAATCCCCCAAGGGGCAAGAGACAGATTGGAGTTATCGCCATGGCCGCACCCGTCAAGAAGATCGAAGATCAACTCCGCGATGCCAACGAAATCATCCGAAGCAAAAATCGAGAACTGATCGGGCTGCGCCGCGACCTAAACCGCCGATCTGCCGAGCATGAGACAGCCGAGAAGGTGCGCCGCGAAATCTTCAACATCGCCGAGTATTCTCCCGAGCCGCCGACATGGCTCACGCGAGAGCCGGGCAAAGGCACGACGGGCATCCCGATCATCTGTCTGAATGACTGGCATTGGGGCGAAACGGTCGATCCCGATCAAGTCGGCGGCATCAACAAGTTCAACCGTCTGATCGCGCGGCAACGAGTCCATACGCTGTTCGACACCGTGAACGATCTTTGTTTCAACCACATGGTCAATCCGAAATACCCCGGCGCCGTCGTCACCATTCTCGGCGACATGATTACCGGCTGCATCCATGACGATCTGGCGATGACCAACGATGGTCCTCTCACCATTTCTCTCGTCGAAGTCGAGAACCACATCATCGCGCTGTTGCAGGGATGGGCCGACAAGTTCGGCAAGCTCGCGGTCATCTGTGTGCCGGGCAACCACGGCCGCAACACGACAAAGCCTCGCAACGCGAACAAAGTCTATGAGTCATACGAGTGGCTGGTCTATTGCCACATCGAAAAGTTCTTCCGCAACGACCCGCGTGTGAGCGTGTATGTGCCGAACGAGGTTGACGCGCACTTCTCGGTGTTCGGTCATCGCTTCATGGCGACTCACGGCGACACGCTCGGTGTCAAGGGCGGCGACGGCTTCATTGGTGCGCTTGGCCCAATCTCGCGCGGCACGCTCAAGGTCGGCGCTCAGCAACGATCCGCCGGCAAGGATTTCGACACGCTTATCATCGGGCACTATCACATCTATGTTCCGCGCGGCGACGCTGCCCCGGTTCTTGTCAGCCCGTGTTTGATCGGCCACAGCATGTACGCCCATCTTCAACTGCGCGTCCGCGCCTCGCGGCCGGCACAGGCGCTCTCATTCGTTCACCATAAGCACGGCTTCACGGCGCAGTGGCCGATGTACCTTGACAAGAAGCCGCAAGCTCTCAAGAATGCGCCGTGGTTCACATGGGAGGGCGGTCGCATCAATCGCGATCTAGGACTCGACGCATGATAATCGACGCGCGGCTCACTGAGGATGATCTTCGAGCGACGATCTTATCGGTGCTTCGGAAAGCGCCGGATACGGTGCCAATGCCAGTGCTCTTACGGGACCTGACCGCGGCGGTGAAGCTCGCGCTCGAAACCGGAGAGCCGCCGAAATGAATGCTCTTGGTTTCACGGTAACGCGCACTCAGTCGCGCCCCGGCGGTCATCGGTGCGGAGTGATCCACATCCGCGCTGAGAACCAAGAACTTCTCACGCGCCTATTCGTTCGCCTCCAAGAATTTTACGAGTCGCCGGTCGGTAGTATTCGCGGTCACCACTTCACTCTGCCCGAGCTTGAGCGCGTATATGTTCCGCGCCATGAGAAGGATCGCGGCACCGGCAAGTTTACTTATTACACCGACTGGCACGGCTACAATGTGCCCGGCACGGTGATCGACAACTTCTTCGCGATGTTCTCCGATCTGACGGATGGTGAGAAGTGGTTGCGCGAAGTGACGCGCGGCTACGACTCGTACTATTTGATCGGCTCGCATGACGGCGGCGATCCGAATGAGGACGCGCTCGATCATGAGCTTGTACACGCGACCTACTATCTTGATGACAGCTACCGGGCAGTGGTGCACCGACAAATTGACCTATTCCATGCGACTACGGACTTGGAATGGTGGGCGGTTAAAACCGGCGATCTTCCGCTCGCCATCGCTCTGTCGCGCGAGGCCAAGCCGTTTCGGTCCCTCGCCGCCGCGTATCGAACCAAGGAAAGATGGCTATGAGCGGCTTCACCAAAACCAATTGCGCGCTCGGCGCCGATTGCGCGTGTGTTCGTAACTCCAAGTATTTCAACTGTCCGAATTGGGGCCGATCCTCGCTCGCCGCGCCGGCTATCATCGGTCGCGATCCGCAATATGGTGGCGGCGGCAAGAAGGTCGAACGCGCCAAGAAGAAAGTCAGCCGTCTGGACTACGAGAAGCAAGTCGGCGCCTTGCGCCGCGATGGCGAGCGCCGAGTGAGAAATTTCGTCGAGACGGAAAAGCGATTGCGCGAAATCCGGCACTCCGATCCGCGGAAGCATCTGCGTCGGAAGGGCATCAAGATATGATTTGGCTGGACATGGACGGCGTTGTCGCCGACTTCGACGAGGGCTACTTCCGACACTTCGGCGTGCGGCCGACTCGATGGCCTGAGCCTGAGACTGTCGATTGGAAACTCGTTCACTCCATCCCGGACTTCTACAGCAAGCTGCCGTTGATGCCGGGCGCCCATGATCTGTTTCGCTATGTTGACGAGCTTGGCTTCGGCGCCGGTTTCCTCACAGGTGTTCCAAGAAGTATCTCGTCATGTGAGCCACAAAAACGCGCGTACATCGAATATCACTTCGGGCCGGATGTTCTTGTTCAAGGATGCCCGGCGCGCGAGAAGTGGCATTTCGGCGAGCCGGGCGATGTGCTGGTCGATGATTACACTAGATACCGGGTTGAATGGGAGGTTATGGGTGGTATCTTCATCCATCACACGTCAGCCGCCGCGTCGATCCGCGAGATAGGGGAGCTTGTATCATGGGGCATCATCGGGGAGGATTGTTTGCCGCACTGATCGCATTCGTGATCTTCCATTCGGGAGACGGGAGCATGATGGGTTTTGATCCAGGCAAAGATACCACGATCATCGTTCGGCGAGTGCCGCCGGGCACCGGCATTGACGGCAACACGCTAATTTCGACCGGAGCCGGCACGGTAGCGGTTCAAGAGTCGGTCGAGGAAGTGATTGAGAAGATAGATGGGAGCCACAAATGAAACTTTATTTTGCTGCACCGCTGTTCACGACTGCCGAGCGCGACTTCAATGCCGCTGTCGTGAGGCATCTTCGCCTCGCCGACCATGAAGTGTTCCTGCCGCAAGAGACTGAGCAAATCGAGACGAAAGCCGGTGCGATCTTCGGTGCCGAAACCGGGGCGATGAAATGGTGCGAAGCCATCGTGGTCAACGCAGACGGCCCGGACCCGGACAGCGGATCGTCATGGGAACTTGGCAACACATGGCGCGACAAATTGTCCGTGGCTTACCGAACCGACATTCGGGACGTGGATGACGGCTTCCCGCCGTTCAATCTCATGCTCACTCAATCGGTTAACGTGGTTCTTAACTGTAAATGGAAAACGGTCGAACAAATCGCTGACGCTATTGACGCCGCTTTGCGTGAGCTATATGCCAGCGGTGCGCTACCCAAGGGTACGTGATCGTTAACCACAGAGAGGAAGTCCCATGTTTCCTACCGCGTTTTTACTTGCGGTGATCGCCGCGTTGACGATCATCGTTGCGTTGCAAGTCGCTGCGTCGATCCGCGTGCAGCGCAAGCAAAGAGAGGCCGACCGGAAAACCGGCCGCGCCATCGGAGAGCTTTTCGTCCTCGTCATGAAGTCCGGCGCCGCCGCGATCCAGAAGGCTCACAAGCGCGGATACGCGCAGGCCATCACGGATATTACCAAGCCGCTGAGTCGCAGCATCGACAACGACGTGTTCCATGCGTTGATGTTCGGCTCGCCGACCGGGCGTTTCCGGCCTCGCGCTCACGACTTCGCGTCCTTCGCCCACTTGAAGCCCGATGACGCGAATGGATCGGCATTCTCCATCGCCGACCTGGAAGCCGCGCTCGCAAGCACGCCGCGGTACAGCGGCGCGCGTCCGCGTGATCCGTTCGCGTGGCCTCTCGACCGTGACCTTCTGCGCCGTCAAGAATTCGGTTTGCGGCAGGATACTGGCGGTGCTAACCCGCTCGACGACACCGATCCGGTCGAGCGCACGGCCGCGGACCAAGTTGCCGGCGACGGCGGCGTGGCGAGCGAGGCCGAAGCGAACGCCGCGACTCAGGCCGAACCGCTGCCGCAAGACTACGCTACGCGCTCGGAAACCCATCCCGAGCCGCGGGCGCCGAGCGGTATCGGTCGTCAGCGTGTGACGGCCGCCGACTGAGCGCGTTTCAAAGAGTTGACTGAGTGGCGGGAGCGCGCCGGCCGAAAGGCCGGCGTGTTCTTTATGCGTGGGACCGCGGGTAGCGGTCGTGATGGTGGAAGTCCGGCCACCGCCAGCGGATCAACCGATAGGCAAATGGCGAGACGGCGACGGCGACGAGGCAAAGATTTACAAAATTGCTCATGACGCATCCCCCTCGTTGTCAGCGGGGGCTTCCGGTGTCATTGCCGGGTCTGACGTGGTATTCAATTCAGCGACGGACTTCGCTGTCTCACCGCGGACCTGGACGAGCGCGGCTTCGGCCGCGGCGGCATTGATCTTGTCGGCGGCGTCAACCCGAGCCACCCGGCGAACTTCAAGAGCTTCCAACTGAGCCGTAGCGATCTTCACCGCGGCCTGTAGCTTGGCGATCCGTTTGATCTTATGTCGGGCGCTGGATCGAGCGTGCCAGTCCTGGACTGTCTTGCTCTCCCACAGCATGACAATGTACCACGCGATAGCGAACAAGCCGCCGATAGCTGCGATGGTGCCGGGGAGGTAACCCAACCAATGCCCGAGCCACCCGCCACTCAATACGGCGACGATGCCCGCACTCTGACCTTGGGGGCCGGTGATAACCTCTGCGATCTGCATGACCACATCCCCTTATCCCGCCTTGCCGAGCCGACCAACAATCGGTCCAAGGATGGACGACGCGGCGGCGAGTCCGAAGAACGACAGGACAATGTAGTTGTCCCACGCTTCGATTTGCTTGGGGACTTCGGGGATGTTCCAGTAGCACGCACTGCCATAGAAAGCGCAGACGAGCGACTTGATGTGAATGAGGGCAACGTAGGCGCCGGCAGGCAGCACGAACAGTGACCAGCCCCACCACCAAATGCGGTGAGTCATTTCGGCTTGCATGACGGACGAGAGAGCTTGCTGGCGCGAAATCTCGGCGCTCACTACAGCGGTGACTTCCGTTGCAGCAAGGCCGGTCTGCGCGACTACGATGGCTTGATGCTCGTTCGTGAGAGACGTGACAACGCCGCTCACGAACGAGAGCACAGGCCCCGAGAACATTTTGAGGGCGATGGATGCGAGCCAGCCCATGACTTACACCCCGTCATCAACGCCGCGGTACACCGGAGCCGATTGATAGGCGGACAGGTTGCCGCCGGCATCGGTCGAAGTGACGTAGCGCAGCCAACCGAAGAACAGTGCGATCAAGAGCATCGCAATCGGAAGCGAGTCGGGATTGCGCACGAACAACTGGACCAGGGGCGTCAGGTCGAATTCCCCGAGCATCGCCAGTCCGCCAACAACGCCAAAAGCCCCCGCGCCCGCGAAGGTGCGAAAGCCTTTGATCTTGTTTTTGAGGCGCGTAAACACGGGAGCACCGTTACGCGGGCTTCACAGCCGCGGCGGCCGGGGCAGCGGCAGTTGCCGGTGCAACCGGCGCAGCGGGAGCCGCGGCGGCAGCGGTGGCGGTCGCAGCCTTGGCGACGAGATTGCCAACGTTGCCGACAACCGCGGCCTTCTGCTTCGCAAGCTCCGACATGGCAGACGCTTCCGCGGCAGACATGGCCGTGCGCAGTTGCGCGGGCACGCCGTTGATCCAGTCTTTGACCTTCTGTGCGGTGAATACGCCGAGCAAGAAGGCGACGGCGAGAGCACCAAGCAGCCAAAGGCCGTCGAGAGCAACGTGTTCCATGGGGAGTCTCCTAGGGGTGTTGTGACCAGGGATAATGCACTTCCGGTAGGGTCGGTTCAACCGGGCTTTCAAGCCACGGTGCGGCCGATCCACTTGTTGATGGTTGCATGAATGTCGTGCCGGTAAGTCCATGCGAGGTAAGCGGCAATCGAGCCGACGATCACAAGTCCGGCGACGAGCGCGATGTTTCCAGAATGCGTGCTGACCCATTGGTGCAAGCCGATATATGTGCCCGGCACCGCGGGGGTAGCGACTTTCATTGTCTTGGAAACAGCCGAGCGCAGGTTCTTCGCGCGGTCGAGCGCCGCATCCGTAGCCGGCCCGACAACGCCGTCGTCGCTGAGATTTGGATGTGTAGCCTGAAACTTTTTGACGGCCGCTTCGGTGTCGTCATCGAAGGTGCCGGTGACCGCTGTTGCGATGCCGGCGGCATTGAGCTTCTGTTGGGCATCGGTGACTTCCGGTCCCGAGTCGCCCTTCTTGAGCGCGCCTGGATGCGCAACCGGCGGTGTGGCGTTCGCCGGGGGCGGCGCCGCGACGGTGCCGGCAACGTGGGTCGCCGGATCGGTCGGATATGCGGTGAGAAGATCGCCGTAGCCGTGATATGTTTCGCGACCGGCTGCGTTGGGAACAACGTTTGTCGGCCCGGTCAGGTGACCGTAGTTGCCGGCGCTCACCATCGCCCAATCGGTTGCGCGCCGACGCACAAGGTCTTGGAGCACGCGACCGCCAGCCCGGCACCAACTTTTCATGCTCGTCTCTGCTTCGGTCATGCGGCCGGCACCGAGCAATTTCGGCCACGTGGCTTTGCGAATGCCACCGCAATTGAAATGGAAGTCAACGCCGCCATCGACGGCACCTTGCGGGTGCTGATACGTGCCGCCGCTAAGCGCGCGCAGCGTGTCGGGCAGATAGTTTTCGCGGATCGACTTGAGCAAGAACCATTCGGCTTGCTGTTCGGTGATGACGAGTCCGGGACCGACTTTCCAGGGCAGACCCTTGTCGTAGTTGGTCAGACCGTAGCCGACTGTCCAGACGTGAACCGTATCCTGATAGGCGCGAAGTGCGCGACCTTCCTCAGAGCGCGTGCGGTTCAAGCCGCTCAATGAAACGTCGGTGGGAAGCTGTGTGCCCATGATCGTATCCCCGAATTTTGGTCAGGGCGGTGTGATTTGAACACACGACCCCTTGCTTCCGAAGCAAGTGCTCTAAACCGGACTGAGCTACGCCCTGAGCGCCCTACCGCGCTGGCGCGGGCGGGAGCGTAAATGTCGGACGTGCTACTAAGTTGGAAGCCCCGGTGAGTAGTCTCGACCCCACATTTCGACGTTCAAAGCGTCGCGTCCTGCCGTTGAACGACAGGGCCACGGTGCTTTGCTGTTGGTCGATTGTAGTCATCATACTCACTCGAAAAGGTGGGCTTCTCCGCAAGGTCCCGCTTGCAATCAAGCCCTGAGTTGGCGCCGCCCGACCGCTGGCCTAGGCCATTGCGGTCAAGCGACGTTTGCCGGGTTGAAGCCCAACACCCGCGTTTACCATTCCAGGGTGTAGGCGTCAAGCCTTCATGCCGCCGGCTTCCGGGCGCAACGGCCGCGGATCGGGGATAGCTTCGGTGAGCCATAGGAACGATGGGGAACCGAAAGTGGCTTGCGTCCAGCCGGACATGCTGCGCACGAACGGCCGCAATTGCGCCTCATGGTGGTTCCATCCGCGGATGAAGCCCGGCGCCGCGTTCCAGCGTTGGTGTCGCACGAAATGTTCTGCCTCGACCGTCATCGGGACGCCGCACAGGATGATGTGCGTGTATCCCGTCTCGCGCGCGATCTTCGTCATGAACAAGCCCGACGATCCTTGCCAGTCTTTCGTATGGTTCGTGAAGTTCTTGTAAGGCCGGTGCGCCCACGTCGAGCCATACGGCAGCGGGTGGCCGTTCTTTTCGCGCAACACGGTCCAGGCAATCATCTTGTCCGGGTGAAGCGTGCACGCGAAGTCGATGCGATGTGGAAACAGCGCGAGCAAGTCATTGCAGACAAGCGTCGTGTACGTCTTGCCGGCAGCTTCGCACATGAGCCGAGCCGCATCGAATTCCGACAGCGGATCGCCGCCACCGCCGACAACGAGGGCCACGTCCTTCTTATCGTGAAATACGGAAGGTGATTGACCGGGTGTTGGCATAATAGCACACAGCGCCTTTGAAGCTGCCTTCGACCCATCTAAGTTCAATATGAGGCGGTGCAGTTCGGCGGTTGAAATAAGATTGAGCGCAGAGCTTGGCATCGTCTAACGAGCCTCCAATTTGCTCGATCACTTCATACATCGTTTCGCCGGGCGACTCATGCGTGTCCTCCCGCCGCGCCGCGATGATGAAACATCCCCGTTCACTTGTCGGGTTGGTCATTGCTGACCCCGATCTTGTCAATCGCCGCCTCGACGGCGCGCTGTTGGCCGTACCAGTCGTAAGTCTCTTTGAGGCCGCGCTCGATGCTGTACGCCGGCTCAAAGCCGAGTGCGGCGAGTCGGGTCAGGTCGTAGCCGCGATAATCGACGCCGTTCGGTTTCGTGTCGTCCCATTTCACACGTGACGGTGCGATGCCGGAAATCTTCGTCAAGGCATCGACAATATCCTTGATCCGCCACACCGACGCGGTGCCGAAGTTGACCGGGCCATGCGCTTTGTCCATGACCATCACAGCGGCGCGCGCCATGTCCTTGATATAGAGGAAGTCGCGGCGAGCGGAGCCATTGCCCCAAACCACAACGTCGGTGCCGTCGCGCGCCGCCTCATAGAACTTGCGGACGAGAGCCGGCACGACATGGCCGTTCACCGGATCGAACTTGTCGTGCGGCCCGAACAAATTGCACGACACGATGTAGGCCCAATCCATTGCGGCGCGATGGCCGTAGGTTTCGAGTTGCGCGAGCATCGCCAGCTTGGCGTGAGCATAGGCCGCCTCGCTCGGATGCGGCCGGCCCATGAAAATGTCGTCCTCGCGCAGCGGAGTACGGATTGGCGGGAACGGGTACACACAGCCGGTGCCAACGGCGGTCACCTTCTTAACTCCGCTCGCGCGAGCCGCTTCGATCACGTTGGTATTGATCCTGATATTTTCGAGGAACGACTTACCGGGATTGTTTAGGTTGCCCATGATGCCGTACACGCAAGCCGCCGCGTGAAAGACATGGGTGGGGCGAACGCCGCGGAAGATCGTCTCGACCTTGCTGGCGCTGCAAAGATCGCAATCGTCGCGACCAATGCCGACCACGTTCCGGCCCTGTAGCTTGAGCAAATCGACCACGTGAGAGCCGACCATTCCGGCTGCGCCGGTCACAAGGATAAGTTCGCTCATGATTACCTCGTCAGGAATTCGGTATTGCGCACACGCTCGCGCCAGTAGTCGAGAAGATCGGCCATAGTGCGCTCAAAAGTGTATTGCGGCGCCCATCCAGTATGCCGGCGGAACTTGGTAGTGTCTGGCACTTGAAGGTCGGCGTCAATGGGGCGCAGCCGCGCCGGATCGGTCCTGACCTGGACGACTGTTACGTCCTGATCCATACCGCGCATTGCGTGGCGAGCGAGCGACGGCGACAGGTCGAGCAATGTGTCAAGCATTTGGTCGATGGTGCGCGTCGTGTCGCCGCCGATGTTGTAGTAGGCGCCCGGCGTCGGGTTGATGGTCAAGAGCATGTGGTAGGCCCGCACAGCGTCACGCACATCGGCGAAGGTGCGAAGTGAGTCGAGATTACCGACCTTGATGATCGGCGGGATTTTCTTTTGCTCAATAAGTGCGATCTGCTTCGCGAAGGTGCTCTCAGCGAACACGTCGCCGCGGCGTGGCCCGGTGTGCGTGAACATGCGCGTCGTCTGCACGTTCATGCCGTAGGCTTCGGCATAGTAGCGGCCGATCAAATCGGTGCCGACCTTGCTGATCGCGTAAGGTGAGGCGGGGTGGAAACTGCATTCCTCGTTGATCGGGAGTTTGTCCGCGGGCACGCGGCCGAACACTTCCGATGACGAGCACACATGAATGATCGCATCCGGGCGATACTTGCGCAGCGCAGCAAGCACGCGCTCGGTGCCTTGGACATTCGTGTCGAGCGTGACCAGCGGTGAGTCGAAAGACACTTTCGGAAAGCTCTGCGCGGCCAGATGGAAAACGTAGTCGGGCATACTGGCCTGGATCACAGCATCAATCGAAAGTGCGTCGGTCAGGTCGCCATAGAACAGCTTGATACGCCGGTCGCCGTCGTTTATCCGCTCGATGTGGTCCTGGATGTTGTCGAGCGGCGAGCGCCAACGCAACATGCCGTGAATTTCCCAATCCGTATTCGGGAGCAAATAGTCGAGCAAGTGCGATCCGACCATTCCTGTGATGCCAGTGATTAGCGCGCGGGTCATGCACGGACTCCCCCTCTAAGGCTCATGAAAATATATTCCAGTTGCCGAACTGAGGTTCAAGATCGCTGGCGAGGCAGTCGATCTTATGATCTTTGCGGCCGGCGCTGTACGCAGCCACGATGTTCTTTGCGGTGTTGCGCACGCCGTTGACCGAATGCGTGAGCTTCAAGAGCTTGTCTTGTTCGGAGCCACCGAGTCGCGCCCGGCTTTCGTTCTCCCAAATGTATCGGTTGGAAAGCATGATGACCATAATCGCGTGCACATCCTTCGCAGTCATCTTGCCGAGGGACGGGTCGGCGAGCATCAAGTCAATATCGTGCAGAATAAGCTCGCGCTCGGCAACGTAGGCGTCTTTGTGCTCCGGGATGAAGATTGCTTTCAACTGCACGATTGCGAGGCGGTCGATAAGCTCGGCGAGGGTCGGAAGGTATTTGCGCTCGGTCATATCACGCTCCGCAATTCGTCAAGGTCAATGGTAGCGACGAACGGTTGTTCCTGTAGGGCAAGCGGGCCGGCTGACGGATCGTCGCGACCGTAGGACAAAATGACGCGCTTGCCGTCCGGGTGATAGGCCATGCCGATCACGACTTCAAGCCCCTCTCCGAATAGTTGGAATGCGTCGGAAATACCCAAGGGTCGGCCTGCGCGGTCGAGCTTGGCGAAGTGCTGCCATGTGCGGCGCCGATCCTCTGTGTACGCATGAACTACGCACAGGCCGCCGTCCTGGTACGGGATGACTTGTGAGCCACCGTTCAAATGCGCGAAGTCTTGGCGGGCATCAGCAAGAGGAACGAGGCCGCCGATGGGATTGACGAGCGTGCCGAGTCGGTAGTGCAAGCGAAGCTCGCCGTTGGTCATGTCGGGCATGAAGTTCTTTTCGCTTGGCGCCGCCGGGTCGCCGATGACGCGGCGAACATCGGTGAAGGCCGGAACGCGCTTACCTTCGTCGATGCGTGCCATGTAAAATTCAGCTTCCGGTGTTGCGCCACAGCCCGACGCACACAACGTCATCCATAGTTGATCGTTGCGTCCGAACAGACGACCACTCTCGAAGCCGCGAAAGCCGCGAAATGATTTGCCGGTCGGCGTCGGCGTCGCACTCGGCGGCGTTGCAATTTCTCGCACCATAGCTACGTCAAGATCGTGATTGAAGTACGCAAGGTAGGTGATGTTGCGTGCGTCGGTGTGCTCATACGGCGTGCCGGGTGGCAACGGCCAGAAGCCGCCTTCCGGTGCGAGGTACTTGTTCATCGCGCATACACTCGCCATGATCTGCCCGCATCCGGGGCGCACCATGACCGAGGCATTTGTAAGCATGAAACCTTCCTTGACGGGAAAGCGGATCGGCTTCTCGATTGTGGATTTGAACATCATGCCCGGACTCCCGGACGGATGATGCGTGGTCGCGTCGCGTTGCGCGGAGAGCGGATCGTCGGTTGTACGCGAGGCATGTACGGTCGGCGCGTCTGGACAGTCCGGCCTTGCGGCTCGCCATTCCACTGCATTGCGCGAATATCGTCGAGCGACACATCGGCGACGAACGGCCCGTGCGAGATAACGGCGCGGCAATTGTCCGGGTGCAGTGCGAGGCCGGTGACGACTTCGACCTTTTCCACATCGTACAGGCAGAATGGTTCCGACAGCGCAATAGGTGCACCCGATCTGTCAAACTTCACGAAATAGTGGCGATACTGCCGACCGGGTGTATCTCTGCCGAAGTGGAAGTCGTGCACAATGGCGAGGCCGCCGCCATTGAACGGAATGACTTGAGTGCCGCCGTTGATGCTGGTCCAATCTTGACGACCGACCACGTATTCAAGTCCCGTAAGATCAATCAACATGCCGAGGCGATAATGATAGCGCAGAGCATCGTCGATCACTTCCGGCATCCAATTCTTCTCGTCACCGCGCCGCGCGCCGCGCGGAGCAAGTTGATGAACTTCGGTGATCGCTGCGCCGTCGAGCCGACTCAGGAAAAAGTTAAGATCGCGACCTTCGCGCCCGGCGTAGAAGTCCATCCACAATTGGTCACGCCACTCAAACGGCTTCGGCCCGTCGAAACCGGCGCGCGAGTGGCGGAATTTCTCGGCGAGCGGATCGACAGTCTGCGCGAAGATAATATCTTGTACATCCTCGACCGCGAAACAGTCGGAGAGCGTGACGAGATATGGCGGCCGATGCGATGTAGGGATGCCTGGACGACTTCTCGATCCAGGTGGTGCCACATAGCGCACATACTTCGCAGTTCGTGGATCATAGACCATGTTGGACGCCCAAAAGGCGCCGACGAGTTTGCCTTTGAAAGTAGTGACCGAACTGCCGATCAAGAAGAAATCTTGATGTGCGGGAAAGTCGATCATACGTTGTTTGAATGACGGGCAAAGCGCGGCGAGCGGGGGCGCGATCATGCTTTCACTCCGGGCTGACGTGTCAGGTATCCGATCATGCGCCGATGACCGTTGTGATGCGGGAGTCGCTGTTGTCCGGGGCTGGCCGGGTTTTGTGGCGGGACGACGGGCCGCGGTCGCGGCGTGATCGGCAGACGAACGGTGCGAGCGTTGCGCCGCGCAATGACAGGCCGAAACTTATTCTCGGCATTCAACAATTCGGGTCCGATGAATTCTCGCATCCAAGGCCACTCCGACGAAAGTAAGCGGAGCTTCGGCGTCGCCGTCACGATGTATTGGTTTTGCATGACGAGTTGTACGCGGCGCTTCAACTCGTCGCGGTCGAGTGCGAGCGGCCAGTTGAAAACGTCGTGGTAACCGAAGCTCGGCGGCGCGTCCTTGCGCGCCTGATAGCCGTGCTCGTATGCGAACTGAAAGCCCACATCTTCGGGCGCCCACACCGCGCCGCAATCCTTCTCGAAAAACTGACGGTGCTCGCGGCAAAGATGCACGTCGGTCGCGACTATGAAGCGATCACTGTTCGCATGGATCGAGTCGGCGAGCTTCTTCGACAACAGCATGAAGCCGCCATTGCCGACCGAATGTTCGCGTTTGTTGTCTCGCGCCCATACCCACGGTGCGCCGATCATGTCGTATTTCAGGAAGTCATCCCGCCAAGACGATACGTCGCGAATGCCCGCATCCCATTCCATCATCAAGACGTGCGAAGTCTTGGCGGCCTGCGCTGCGTGCGAATAATAGAACGTGCCTTGCTGGATTTTGTCGGGCCAGTTGGGGGCGGGAATGATCCGAGTGATCGCCGACTCGGTAAAGAAAAGCTCCGGTTGATCTGTGTACAGGATTACTTCACCGAACTGGACCTTCGATGTTGCGTCGAGGATCGCCTGCCGAGCAAGCTCATGCGTTTGTGTCTCGACCAGGATAAGGGTCACGTCGGGCAGGGAGAGCATGGGGACCTTCCGGGAGTAGTTTGTATAGCAAAATGGCCCTTAGAGGGCCATTAACCACGGCGAACTACTCTGCGTCAAGCCTTGATCTGGCCGCGGCGTGCTAACAGGGCCGGATTGCCCGGCCGAATGACTCGTTGCCGAAGCGCGAAGCGGTTGATCGGAATGGCATCGGCGACCGTGGCCGGCGCGAACATTTCAGTTACCGGACGGCTTTCAGCAAACGTTGAAACCTCGCAATTCGCTCGGCAAAATTCATGCACTCTGGCGATTGCCGTTGGCACGTCGATCTTCTTGGTGCAGGGATTGGTACAGCTTGACGTGCCGCACTGACACGGCTGCATCGGCTCGATGCCAAGCCAGGGCGCGTGCTTCGCGCCGTCTGCCAGCCAAGATGCCGGCTCGTAGCCGCCGAGGATGGAAATGCAAGGGGTGTTGACCGCGGGCGCAAGAACCGCTGCGAAGCCGCTGGACGTGTACACGCACGTCGCGCTCTTGAACAACGCGGCGAGTAATTCAAACGTAAGCTCGCCCTTGTGCAGCGTCACGTCCGCTTTCAACTCCGGGCCGACGATCCACTCCCGCATTGGTTCAAGATCGGCGACCGAAACAACAAAGAAGTTATCGCGGATCGCAGCGAAGATTTCTGCGTAGTCGGTGGCGTTGGCGTTGCGGACCTGACTGCCGCGCCACTCCGGTCGAGCGACGAGCGGCCGATAAACGAGAAGCGGCTTGCCGGTGTTCGGCCAATGTCGGGAGACTTCATTGAACAAACGGAAAGACCAATCGTCCGGCACAGGCAACGTGAAGTCGGCGGCCGGGTAGCCGACCGCCGCACTCGCGCCCTTGAACATCGCTTCAAGAACGCTGCGCGACGCGCACTCGTTGATGGTCTTGGTGCCGTAGGAGAAGCGGATCGTCGGCATGTGATGATGCGGCGCCGGATTGTCCGAAAACTTCTCGCGCTCGCGACTCGCATTCTTCAATTGAGTGCGGAGCGCGACCGGCCGATTGACGACGCGCAAGCCGTCGCCAAGCAAGTCGTGATAGATACAAGGCCAGGATGTTTCCAGGACGATGTTGTAGCTCTGCATGAGGTAGCGGAGCACTGCGCGTTGATGGAGGTTATCCCCCATCCCGTGCATCCCATGGACAAGCAGCAATTGCTTACTCGTCATCGGCTTCTTTGACTAGATCAAAGCGACCGTATGGGACACCCATGTTGTCGAGCAAGCCTTTGCCGGATCGTTTGCCGCGACCGTGTTTGTTGTAGTCGTCGATACGGTTCGCGGCTTGCGCGTTTCCGAGCGAAGTATTTTCGGACCAAGCTCGGCTAAAGTCGCGCCAAAAACCCATGGCATTTACCCGTGCGTGATGGTGGCCGCGGTGAGCGTGACCGATTGGCCGGCGACGATGGACGTGCTCGACAGGTTAATGTCGCTCGCCGACGTGCCCACGGTCAGACCGGAAATGACCACGTGACCGACGCCATCTTCGACTTCGGCCTGTGTCGCTGTGCCCGTGTTGCCCGCGCTCGCATCGACCAGCGGCGTACCGCTGAATGTGAGAACGCCGCCCGACACGGTGCCGCAAGTTGCGGAGAACGTGATGGCGGCGAGCAAATGAGCACCGGAGAAGCCAACCGAGTCGCCGAACAGAAGGGAGCCGGCACCGCCGTTGTCGATGGCCGTAACCACCGAAGTCATGCGGGTGTTTTTCAGGGTCGTGTTGTAGGTGACGGACATGGCTGTCCCTCCAAAGTGGGGCTGACATGGTTAACCACGCCCGGCCGCCCTCGTCAAGCCGGGTGTTAGGAAACGATCAAAAGTCGCCGTTTTCGCGGGGTCGGCGGCACGACTTCCGGGATTAAGAAGCCGGCCGACGCGAAGCGGTCCCTGAATTCGGTCGAATGCCATACGGCAGTGACCGCCGGGCCAATGTTGCTAAAGCCAGGGCGGTCAGGAAGCTCGCGTCCGTTCATGCGTGCGGTGATACCGTTACCGATGACCCACGCGCCGCCCGAGAAGCTGTCTTTGCGGTCGGTGCTGGCCCACGTGCAGAAGGCCGGGACCCATCCAAGCCATCCGATGCTGAGATAGGGTGCCTGAGCCGGGGCGCCGCCGGGCTTATCCTTGGCGTCCGTAGCGGCCATGGCGGCGGTCGCCGGCACATAGCCGACCCAACCATTCGGCGACGAGATACCGATGGATGTGAAATCTCCGGGGTGCGTCAATTTGTCTTTGGTTTCGATGCTGCCCCACGTGCCTTCCGGCGGCACTGGCAAGCCGACCGGGATCGCGTCGCCGATCATGACCCAAGTGGTCGGCGACGGCGAGGCATCGAAGGTCGCGATGCCAGCCGACAAAAGCGTCGGCTGATACATGAATTCGATTGCGATGTTCGCGGGCGGCCCCGCACTCGTCAAGCTCAAGGCCGGCGGGTTGTCTGAGAAGAACGGCAGTGTCGCATCCGGCCCTTCATCGGTCGAGAGGTTTGCGGTGATACCGAGCAAAAGAGTGTGCGGATTGATCGTGCTCATTCCGGTGACGTGAGGGAACACGCCCGCACCGCCGCCTGTGTTGGAGTCATTGAGCGCCGGTAGTGTGTTAGAGCCATCCCAAAACGGTTCGCCGACCGCGAGCGCCGCTGTCGTATTACCGACCGCAAACATAACGCAAGACACGGTGTCGCCGTTCGCCGTGTTAGCAGTGTCGATGACGACTGTATCGCTACCATCCGGCGGGCCGCCGCTTCCGAAGGCGTACCACGTTTCGAGAGCGATCAATCCAGTAGGGTCGGTGACGCGGGAACGGCGCTCAAAGGCGGGAGACGAGAATTTATTTTCGGAGTCGGTGATACTTGTCACAGTGCCGAGGCCGCTCGCCGACTCGATCAAGACGGCACAGATGTACATCAAATCTTGATTGTAGAACGTGACGCCGGTCATCGGCACCGACTCATTGGTGCTCGTCAGTTCCAAGGTCGTGCGCGATCCGCCGGGGTCGAGAAAGAATTGGACCGGCTGATCGGTGCTCGGCTCGCTCCATTCCACAAGCGCGTCTTGAAAGAGGAAACGAGTATTGAAGCCACCGCCGGTTTGACCGAACTGAATTTGCAGATTGCTTTGCGGCACCCCGGTTACCGCCGACGCCAAGCTCGCATAGAGTGTGTCGCCATTGTGCTCGGCTTGATTTACGTTGGCATTGACAGTGAATGGGCTAGTGATCGTGTGCGTGTTATCGACACCATTGCTGGCGTACATTGCAAGCATCAACGTGTTGTTCGCTTTGGTATAGAAAACATCGGTCGGATTGCCGGACCCGACATTATCAGATGCTCGGCCCGCAAATGTATGCAAGTCCCACGGCGATGCCGGATTGGTGCCAGTGACACCGAGGGCAATGAGTGAGCAAGCACCATTACCTGCGCCGCCGAAGTGCGCGGTGATAACATCGGCCGACAGCGGAGTCGGCGCCGCGGCCCACCAAATCTCGACGTAGGGCGCCCCGCCGTGGATGCGGCGGATATTTCGACGTTTCCAGGTCAAGCCGGCAGTGTCAGTGACGCTAGTGATCGGATTGAAGTTGAAGTGCCCGCCGGACACCGCGTACAGTACGATCACTTCCTCGTCGAAGTTCGTGCTCAGCGTAACGCTTGCCGACGTGATCGGGGGATTGCTCGGCGTCCCCGCCCCGCCCGTCTCGATAGTGTCGATGGCGAGCGTGCGCGCCTCGAAACCGGAGAAGGTATCTTTGGTGTCGGTCGAAGCCCACGTGCCTTTCAGTTGCGGATAGCCGGCGCCTGCGAACGTGTCCTTGGCTTCGGTCGGCGCCATCGTGCCGGTCGGCGGCGGCGTAGGATCGGCCGTAAGCGCGAGGACAAGCTCGGTCCATCCCACTGAGTTGCCGGTTGCTGCATCCTGGAACGTCGCGCTCGATTGCGTCGAAGTCACTGCCTTCGTATTGACGCCGAGAGCGATGCCGGCGAGGCCGCTATTGTCGTTCGGTGAAGCGATCTGAGTCCATCCGCTCGGCGCTGTCGGGAATTCGTTTGTGCCGAATGGATTGATGTTGATCGACAAGCCAATGAGAAGATCATGATTGAGGCTTGTGCTAAAGGTGACAGCCGGCGGTGTGGTGTTAGATGAATTAAAGGCGGAAGCCGCCAGCGAAACGTTGTTGTCGAATGCCTGCGTAAGACTATTAAGTCCTTGAATGCCGATAATGCACACGGCTGCGTCATCGACTTCTTGGCCGCTCCCCCAATTGACCGTATAGGTCAGGTTGGCGCCCCCGGAATTGAATGCCGAGCTTGCCGGCGCCCCCCACACTTCGATGGTGTTATTTGATGCACCGGAAGTCGAGTTATCGACGCTGAATAGCTTGGTGAAGGTGAGGCCGGTCACCGTGACGCTGGATACGGTTACGTCGGCGCCTGAGCGAAGGTTATATCCGATCAAAGCGAGGAAATACTCATTCGCGCCCGCCGCCTTGTTGGTCCCGGAAAAGCTCAGGGACGCGGGCGACGTGAGCGAGTGGCCGTGCCCGGTCAATTCGCCGAACGTTGCATCGACGTTAGGTGGCACCGGCTGACCTGTGCCGCTCGCCGACATGGTGTCGGTCGCTTCGGTCGAAGCCCACGTGCCCGATGGAGACGAATTATCGCCAGTGATGGCAAATTGCACAATCGTTGTGTCGTTGTTATCGAGG